GATATACCTACATCGATAACAAATCCTTATTATAATAACAAATCGTATACAGATAAGGTTATGAATAAATCTATAGATGATATGATTAAAGATAAAGATAGATAGTTATGTTAAAAAAAAGAATACTAAGGTGTAACACCTGTGGTGAACGTAGAGACACTAAGTGTGATAGACCTAAATGTAGGATTAACACCGAGAAGGGTAATGATATGGGTTGTGGATGTGGAATAAATCGCAAAGAAGAAGAGAAAGGTAAGGAGAAAGAGTTCAATCCAAATGGAGAAGGTAAATAATCAAATAACACATAATGAATATACTAACAAAGATATTTTCTTCAGGAGCTACAGAACTGGTTAAAGGTTTAGGCGGCGTCTTAGATAACCTAACAACCTCTAAGGAAGAGAAACTTGCTGCAGAGCTAAAGATCAAGGAGCTAGTCTCTGAGTATGAGAGAGACATGGAAAAACAAGTTACAGACCGTTGGAAATCGGATATGGCTTCTGATTCGTGGCTTAGCAAGAATGTTCGCCCATCAGTACTAATATTTTTAGTTGTATCCACAGTGTTAATGATATTCATCGATGCTGGTGTTATAACTTTTAATGTAGAAGAGAAATGGACTAGTTTATTACAAATAGTATTAATAACAGTGATCGGTGCCTACTTCGGAGGACGCTCACTAGAAAAAACAAAGAAATGAGTATAGATCAATCAACAGCGTATAGTTTTGGTCAGCCAGGTAGTGCTTACTTGACTGGAGCTGGTATATTTGAACCACCAACAGGGATGGTTGTAGTATCAATAGTGAGTTTAGATAGTGTTACAGCTTTCACTCAACTAGTACCAGTTAATGGACCTGGTAGTGCTTACTTTGGGACAACTACCCCACATGCAACCTTAAACGGGACAAATCCAAGTGCGTTACCAACCACAGAAACTTTCCCAGCTGGTGTAACTCTATTCGGTAGATGGAGCAAAGTTCAGATTAATGGCACTGGTGCAGCAGTAATGTTGTATTTCGGATATTAAATAATTAACAATTAACAATTAAATTAAATCAAAGATGAGTAAAGTAAAAGAGATGGTTGACTTAAAACCTAAAGCAACTAAAATTACAGATGAGCAATTACAGGAACTACAAGCTGTAGTTAATGACAATAACGCTATCCAGTTCCGTGTTGGAGCATTGGAAGCTCAGAAACACGAGTTAATACACCAGCAAGTTGGTATTCAATCTAAGATAGTTGAATTGCAAAATACTTTCAGTAAAGAGTATGGTACTTTTGATGTAGACTTGCAAGACGGTTCAATTAACTACCCGGAAGATGGAAAGCCACGTAATTAGAAAGATCACCATAGGTAAGGATTATAAGAATGATGCTATGCATTATGCTGTTGGTCAAAACGTCTATGGTGGCCACACGATATGCGATATACTAGAAGAAGAGAATAAGTACTCTATTTATATACGAAAGAAAGACGTAGTTATTCCATGGAAAGATTTTAATAAGAACATGGCAATATCAGTGGAATATGATCTTGAATACTAATGAAGCCATTATATGATTATATAATAAAACCTTTAGGTGAGAGGTATAATAACTCTGTAGAAGTAGAAGATGGTAAAAGTTTAATATTAAATACGGAAATATTTAATCATGGATATATTAACCGTAAAGCTATTATTATCTCTACTCCTGTTGACAATGTACATAACCTACAGGAAGGGCAAGAAGTTATAGTCCATCATAATATATTTAGAAGGTGGCACAACGTTAAAGGTATAGAGAAAAACAGTAGGGGCTTCTTGAGTGAGGGAGAATATCTAGCCAACCCTGATCAGATATATATGTATAAGAATGTATCTTGGGAATGTGTTAATGGTTTTACTTTCGTTAAGCCGTTAAAGAATAAAGATACCTTCTCGTTAAATCCTGAGCAACCATTGGTAGGTATAGTTAAATACTCGGATGGTACATTCTTACCCACACAATTAGTGGGTTTTAAACCTAGTAGCGAGTTTGAATTCACTATAGATGGCGAGAGACTGTATAGAGTTATGAATAGTTTTATTACAATTGAATATGAATATAAAGGAGACGAAGAAGAGTATAATCCAAGCTGGGCATAAAGCAGTTGAAGAGTTAATCAAAGTAGCTAAGGAAGCTATTGTTGATTCTGATGATGATATATCAGCAGATAGACTTAAGAATGCCGCTGCTACAAAGAAGCTTGCTATCTTCGATGCCTTTGAGATATTGAACCGAATCGAGGAAGAGGAACGTGTTATAAACGATTTAGAGAATTCTAGGAAGGATTTGAATAAACCAAAATTCCAAGGGTTCGCAGAAGGGAGGAGTAAGTAATGTACGAACAATCACTTTACAAAATAATAGAACCAGTTAAACTTACCACTATCAAGAGATTGAATAAGGGTAAGAAATGGAAGTATGGCTACGATAAAGAAAGTGATGTAGTTGTAGTATCTAAAACTGGAGAGATTGGAGAGATAGTAGAAATACAAGGACTAAAGATAGCTCTACCTAAAGTACCTAAAGAAGTATTCAGCTGTTCAAAGGAAAAGAAAGAACAGAAGTGGAGAAGGTTTGAAGCTAACTCAGCTTTCAGCAAAATTAAAACTAGATTTGATTGGGATGATTATCCTAAAGAATTTAAAGAATTACATTACACATATATAGACGAGGAATTCAAGAGAAGAGAAAATGGGTTCTGGTTTATGAATAATGGAAACCCAACTTGGATTCCTGGTAGTTACTATATGTACCTGCAGTGGAGTAAGATAGATGTTGGAGCTCCAGATTTTAGAGAAGCCAATAGGCTTTTCTTTATATTTTGGGAGGCTTGTAAAGCAGATCAACGCTGCTATGGTATGTGTTATCTAAAGAATAGACGTTCAGGTTTTTCTTTCATGAGTTCGGCTGAAACCGTTAATTTAGCTACTCTAGCAAGTGATAGTAGATTTGGGGTGTTATCCAAGAGTGGTGGTGATGCAAAGAAAATGTTTACGGATAAAATAGTACCTATAAGTATTAACTACCCGTTTTTCTTTAAACCTATCCAAGATGGTATGGATCGTCCGAAGTCTGAACTAGCTTACCGTATTCCAGCTAAGAAGTTTACTAGAAGGAAGATGGGTGTTAATGAGGAACAAGACGACATGGAAGGTCTTGACACTACTATTGACTGGAAGAATACCGGCGATAACAGTTATGATGGGGAGAAACTTTCCTTATTAGTCCATGATGAGAGTGGTAAGTGGGAGAGGCCTGATAATATTCTGAACAACTGGAGAGTTACTAAAACCTGTTTAAGGTTAGGTGGTAGGATAGTTGGTAAGTGTATGATGGGTTCAACTTCTAACGCACTAGATAAAGGTGGTAATAACTTTAAGAAACTATATGGAGACTCAGATGTTACTAGACGAAATAGGAATGGACAAACAAAGTCTGGTTTATATTCTTTGTTTATCCCAATGGAATGGAACTATGAAGGATTTATTGACCAATTCGGAGTTCCAGTCTTTGACAGTCCAAGTGATGATGTTCACGGACCACATGGTGAATTAATAGATACTGGTGTTGTTGAGTATTGGGAGAATGAAGTTGATGGTTTAAAAGGTGATCAAGATGGATTAAACGAATTCTACAGACAATTCCCAAGAACAGAAGAGCACGCGTTTAGAGATGAGACAAAGAATAGTTTGTTTAACCTCGTTAAGATATACGAACAGATAGATTATAATGAAGGTAATAGGAATTCCTCGGTCTTAACAACCGGTAATTTCCAGTGGGCCAATGGAGTTAAAGATACTCAAGTAGTATTTAACCCAGACCCTAACGGTAGGTTTAAAGTGAGTTGGGTTCCTAGTCGAGGGATGCAGAATAATGTTATATTAAAGAATGGAATTAAATACCCTGGAAACGAACACGTTGGTGCGTTTGGTTGTGATAGCTACGACATTAGCGGTACTGTGGATGGTAAAGGCTCTAAAGGAGCATTACATGGATTAACTAAGTTCAGTATGGAAGACGCTCCGGCTAACACGTTCTTTTTAGAATATGTAGCTAGACCTCAAACTGCTGAGATATTCTTTGAGGATATTCTTATGGCAATAGTATTCTACGGGATGCCAATACTTGCAGAGAATAATAAGCCTCGTTTATTGTATTATCTACGCAGAAGAGGTTACAGAGGTTTCAGTATGAATAGACCTGATAAAGTTTGGAACAAGTTATCTGTAACTGAAAGAGAAGTTGGTGGTATGCCAAACTCTAGTGAGGATATAAAGCAAGCACATGCCGCTGCTATTGAAATGTACATTAATGATCATGTTGGTCATTTAGAAGATGGTACTTATGGTACTGTATATTTCAGTGAGACACTAAATGATTGGAGTAGATTTGATATAAACAAGAGAACCAAGTATGATGCTGCCATAAGTTCTGGTTTAGCTATCATGGCTTGTAATAGACATTTATACCGACCAAACCAAGAGGTAAAGAAACAACCATTAGGTATAAGCATATCAAGATATACTAACACCGGATTTAATTCAACAATAATAAAAAAGTAAGTTATGGCAGAGTCTGTTGTAAAGAATTTCCCTTCGCAAGCAGTTAGTGATTTAGAAAAGATGACCCAAGAGTATGGGTTGAAAGTAGCTAGAGCTATTGAACATGAATGGTTCTCTGGTACTACCTCTAAATATGGGGGCAACGTAAACAACTTCCATAATTTAAGACTATATGCTAGGGGAGAACAACCTATACAAAAATACAAAAATGAGTTATCTATAAATGGTGACTTAAGCTACTTAAACCTAGATTGGAAGCCTGTACCTATCGTACCGAAGTTTGTTGATATTGTGGTGAATGGTATGGCT